ACGAAATGATAAGACATAGAAATTCAAGTTTAAATATTTGTAATTAATAATAGATAAAAAATGGCAACAGTACTATTTATAAACAGAACTGACCTTGTTCGTAATTCAATTATGGACGGAAATATAGATACGGATAAATTTATTTTCTTTATTTCTACGGCTCAAAAAATTCATATTCAGGAGTATTTAGGTACGAAAATGTATGATGGCTTAACCGCTGCAATAGTTGCAGGAATTGATTTACCTGCAAATGCTAGATGGAAGCTATTATTAGACGATTACGTGGTCGATATGTTAATTTGGTTCACTCAGGTAGATTACCTTCCTTGGGCCTCTTACCAATTACGTAATGGGGGAATGATGAAACACCGGTCTGAAAATGCAGAAACAGTTTCAAAAGAAGAAATTGATTTTCTAGTAGAAAAAGCTAGAACAAATGCAGAATGGTATTCTAGAAGATTTATCGATTTTATGGGTTTTAATCAAACTTTATACCCTGAATATACAAACAATATTAACGACGATATTTATCCTAGTTATGATGCAACTTTTAATGGTTGGGTTTTATGATTTACAAACCAAAAGAAAAAACCTTAGAGAAGTTAAAGGCATATTTAAAAAGAAAAGAAAGCATTAATAAATCAAAAAATAAAAAAGATGGCGAACGAAGTATATAGCACGAGTTGGTGGGGAAGCCCTATGGAAATTGGATGGGGAAGCATTTATTACAGATTAGCTTTTCCTAGTGCAATACCTGCTTTGTTAGTTACCTTAGAAGCAAGGGCAACTTATTCAGAAAATATAACTTGTACAACTGCAATATTAACCGCTTTAGAAAACATAGAAATATAATGGCGAATTTATTAGACGAAGCATCGATTTTATTAACAGCAACCGCTTACGATAACGGTAGTATGTTAGCGGTTAAACCTGAAAACGGAGATGGAGATTTCACTTTCTCACGTAATTCAGCAGCTACAAGAGTAAACGCACAAGGTTTAGTTGAGAATGTACAAATACTTTCAAGTAATTTAGTATCAAATGGGGACTTTTCACAAGAGGGTGTTCAAGAGGTTTCTAATGGTTCTTTTAGTCAAGAGGGTGCTAACATTATTACTCCAATTGCAAACAGCGACTTTTCAAGCGATACGGGGTATTGGACAAAAGAGACGGGTGTTACTATAAGCGGTGGATTAATGAATATGTCGTCAACACCAAACAATCAAGGTTTTTATAAAGGCGGGATTATTGAAGTAGGTAAAAATTATAAAGTTGAAGTTACTATAAGTGGGTACTCTGAGGGCTTGCTTGATAGCAGTAATTCTAATAGTTTTTCTTTTCCTCAGTCAAACGGAACATACGTAGTTTATTTTACGGGAGCAAATCCTTCTCTGTCATTCGCAGCAAATGGAACAACTACCTTATCAATAGACAACGTAAGCGTTAAAGAAGTCGGTCAAGATTGGACTTTAGGAAGTGGTTGGAGTATTGGAGAGGATAAGGCGATAAATGATGGTAATGGTGGTGGAATATTCCCCACACCAAATAGTTTGACAAGTGGTGCTACAGTAAAATTTCAAGTAACAATATCAGACAGAACAAATGGATATATAAGAATACAAAATCCAAGTTCAACAATTTATTATGTAAACAACATAAATACAAATGGTACTTTTGAATATAGCTTTACCACTATAGATGCTAATGGTTGGAGAATTGAAGCAGTTGGTGGTTTCAATGGCTCTATAACAAACATCTCGGTTAAAGAAGTTGGGCAAAATTGGAATTTGGGAACGGGTTTTAGTATTGGGGAGAATGTTGCAATTTATGATGATAGTGCAAATGGAAATTTAAGTCAAAATAAAACGTTTACGTCTAATAAAAAATATAATATTTCTTTTGAAATAAAATCGGGGAGTGGCTCGATTGCATTTTTATCAAGCAATGGAGTAACAACTTATGTAGGTTATGCAACTTATGGAATTGGTACTCATAGTGTTGTTTTTGATTATACAACGGGTAGCGGTTTTGGTGTATTTGCATCTTCTTTTTTAGGTGGTGCATTTTCAATAACAAACATTACACTTAAAGAAATAACAGACGATACTAACCTACCAAGAATCAACTACGAGGGGTTTAGTTACCAAGATTCTTTAGGGAGTGAATTAGTTACTAATGGGGATTTTGCTACAGGTAGTGATTGGTCTAAAGGAAGTGGTGTAACTATAAGCGGTGGAGAAGCATTAATAACTGTTACCAATGGTGGATATCAATTTTTAGGACAATCGGTAACTTATATTTCGGGAAAATCATACACACTTACGGCTTCGGTAAACGGAACAATAGGTAAAGGTTGTACATTTTTTGATGCTTCGGGAAACAATGGGGGGCTAAATACTTCAAATGGAATTGTTACTTTTAACGGAGAAAAGCAATATATAAGTTTTGATTTTATAGCCAACAGCAATTCAAATACAGTACTTATCACAAGAAACGGAACAGGTGATTATAGCTTTTCAATAGACAACGTATCTGTAAAAGAGGTAACGCAAGAAGTAGTGCCTAATAGTGGATGCGGAAGTTGGTTGTTAGAACCGCAGTCATCGAATTTAATTCCTTATTCGAGTGATTTTAGTCAGAGTGCTTGGGTAAAGTCAGGTTCAAGTGTTGAAAGTGGGTATTTATCTCCATCAGGAGAAACAAACGCAAGTAAATTCACTGCAATAAACACAGACCCTTATTTGTTATATGCTATTTCAGGTGTAACAAACTTAACATATTCAGCCTCTTTATACATTAAAGGAACAACATCAACTATTGGGGAAACTGCAAGACTTTGGATAATTAGAGATAACGTTGTTTTTCATAGCGAAGATTTTACAATCACAGATATTTGGCAAAGAATAAGCACAACTAAAACTTTTACAAGTACGCCAACAAGTTTTGTATCTTTAAGGGTAGATTTACCAAATACAAATGTATCTATTGGAGATGAAACCTATATGTGGGGAGCACAATTAGAGGCTCAATCATTTCCAACCTCATATATCCCAACTTCAGGAGCAACATCCACAAGGTTACAAGATATAGCGAACAATAGCGGAAATGCAAGTTTGATAAATTCAGAATCGGGTGTATTATATACAGAGATAAAAGGTTTTGAAAATGATTTAAATTATAGAACAATATCTTTAACAAATACAACCGGAAGTAACAGAGTAAACATTTGGATTTGGAACGATGGAAGATTAAGGGTAGATTTATATTCAGAATCAGTTGAGCAATTTGGTTTATTTTTAACCTATGATATGACTACAAGCAATAAAATAGCGGTTAAATACAAACTTAATGATTTTTCGGTTTGGCTTAATGGGGTTAAAGTTTATATAAGTTCAATTGGTGCAGTACCAATAGGGTTAAGTAAGGTTGATTTTAGCAATGGCTTATTATATCCTTTCTACGGTAAAACAAAAGCACTTGCAGTTTTCAAAACCGCTTTAACAGATGCAAATTTAAGAAGCCTTACATATCCACCCGCAGTAGCAACAACGTTTGATTTAAACTTTAACACAATAGCAGAGCAGTTTACATTTACGAGGGGTTCAGAGGCTACATTTGTTAATGCACAAGGATTGATACAAAGTACTAATGAGATAGGAGCAGAATTGGTTACTAATGGCGATTTTAGTAATGGATTAAATAATTGGTCTGTTGTTGGCGGTAGCTATGCAAGTGTTAATAATGGAATTTTAAATTCTAACAATACAAGTAATGGTAGTTGGCACTCGCAATATATTGCTCAAGGAATATCATTTATTAATGGTAAAACTTATGCCGTAAAATTTAAAGCAAGAAATATAAACGGTTCTACAAATTTAAGATTAACACAACAAGCATTTGTTGTTTTTAGCAATAATATTACAAGTGAATTTGTTGACTATACCGTTTATTATACTGCTCAACACGATGGTTATGAATTAAGAATGTTTTGCAATGATTCTGTTGGTCAATTTGAAATAGACAACGTATCTGTTAAAGAATACATAACTGCAACTAACACACCAAGATTAGATTACTCAACAGGTTCAGAAGCATTTTTGCTTGAACCGCAGAGTACGAATTTGATACGTTATTCAGAAGATTTTAGTAATTCTTATTGGCTTAAATTGAATAATGTTAATGTAAGTAATGAAAAAGTAATAAGTCCTGATGGAACTTTAAATGCTTCACAACTTATTTATGATGGAACATCAGGCGGAAGAATAGAAAAAGGAATAGGTGGTTTAACTCAAGGTGCTGATTATACTGTTAGTGTTTATGCAAGGGTTTCAAGTGGTACTCAAGCCGTTAGACTTGGTAGTGTTAATGATTTTGAATATACATTGACAACAGAATGGCAAAGATTAACAAGTACGCAACCTGAAAATGATACAGTTGCATATCCGAGATTAATATGTAATGATACTGCAACTATTGAGATTTGGGCTTTTCAATTAGAACAACAATCTTTTGCTACATCATACATTCCAACATCAGGCGCAACAGCTACAAGAAATCAAGAATTATGTACCAATGCAACACCTGTTATTAATAGCGAGGAAGGAACATTGTATGCGGAAATTGGGAGTTTAATTGGAGATGAAAGTGTTGGTCAATTATCTTTATCAAATGGAACTGCAAATGAAACTATAAAAATTCTTTACTTAAATAGCAACTCGGTAAGGGTTGAAATGCAAACAGTAAGTGGTGTTAATTTTGTAAAAGATATAACTTTAACAAGAGATGGAACATTTGATAAAGTAGCTATAAGATATAAATCAAATAATTATGCGGTTTATCATAATGGCGTTTCGCAAACAGTAACACAAACCGCTAGTACACCAATCGGATTAAATAAAATTGCTTTTAATAGGGGTGACGGGGGTTCGATTTTCTTCGGTAACACTAAAGGTTTAAAAGTTTATCCAAAAGCATTAGCAGACGTACAATTACAAGATTTAACAACATTATAATCACTAATAGTTATAACTAAAATGAAGATTTACAAAACAGTATTCGACACAGAGCAACAAGGTAAAGACGTTTTAATTCAAAAAGACGTTTGGAAAGAAGTAACCGAAGAGGGTATTACATCAATGCAATATATAAACGGTACAAAAGCGGTTGTTTATATTGGTAGAGTTGTAAAGACTCCTGCAACCTATGATAAAGATGGAAACGAATTAACACCTCCAATTTATTACGATGGTGTAGCTTATGATGTAATGAGTACAGACGATTTAGATTTCGGAGATAATGAAGTGTATCCTGCTGATAATGCAGCGCATCAATTTTACGGATTTGCAAGAAATGCAGAAGTTCCAAAACCAACAGACATAGAAAATATTTAATTAGTATATTTACAACTAATTTAAAAAAAGGTAAGATGTCAAAAGTAACAAAAAAAGAATTAAAATTATTACAAGAACAAGAACAAAAAAAAGGTGCAATACTGCACGACTTGGGATTACTAGAAACTCAAAAGCATAGTTTAAATCACTATTACATTGAATTAATGGTAGAGCAAGAAAAAACCAAAAAAGAACTTGAAGAAATTTACGGTAAAGTAAACTTAAATCTACAAGATGGTTCTTTTGAATTAATCAAAGAAGATGATAAAGAAAATAAGTAAAAATATTTCTTATAAGGAAGCGACTCACTCAAATTATGCCAAACAATACGGTATATCAAACAAGCCTACACCGGAACATATTGAAAATATGCAAGTATTGGCTGAAAAGGTTTTTGAGCCTTTAAGAGAGTGGGTTGGCGGCCCTATAAAAGTTAATTCAATGTTTCGCTCAGAGAAATTAAATACGGCTTTAAAAGGGTCTCATACTTCATCGCATTTATCCGGTGAAGCCTTAGATATAACTTCTTTAGATTTAAAAACTAATTTAGAAATGTTTCACTACATAAAAGACAATTTAGATTTCGACCAACTTATTTGGGAATTTGGAGCAGCAAATCCAAAATGGATTCACGTTTCGTATAATTCAAAAAAAGAAAATAGAAAACAAATTTTAGTTATAAGAAAAAAAGGTATTTATAAAGTTTATAACGATTGTAAAACTTGCTAAAATGACAAATGATTACAAAACTTTAGTTCTAAACGCAGGAACATTCGGACTCTCAATGACAGATATAGACGTATTTCTAAAAATAATTTTATTAAGTGTATCAATCTTATATACTTTACATAAATGGTACTTAATGAATGAAAACAAAAAACAATAATGCCTAAGAAAAAATTCTCAGAAACTGAAGTTGGAAAATTTCTTACAAAGATAGGTTCGTCAATAGGCGGAATACTACCGGAAAAAGGATTTCTAGGGGTGCTTAGGCAATTAATAACTAAAGATAAACAACTTACTCCTAAAGACAAAGAAACAGCCTTAAAACTGCTAGATATGGATATTTCAGAAATGCAAGAAGTATCTAAAAGATGGCAGTCAGATATGGTTTCAGATTCTTGGTTATCAAAAAATACTAGACCTTTAACGTTAATATTCTTAACCGTTTCAATGGTCTTATTTGTATTATTAGATTCTATGATTGATACTTTTATTGTAGAAACTCAATGGATTGAATTATTGAAGTCTTTATTAATTACAGTTTATGTAGCTTATTTTGGAAGTAGAGGTGTAGAAAAGTTTAAAACTATATCGCAAAAAAAATAGATTAAAGTACCTATGTCATTATTTTTATAAGTACTTTTAGATTTAATTTTAA